ATCCAAGATTTGCGAACACATCTGATCCGCTGCCGGGCAATATAGAAAGAAAATTAAATGCCACAGTTGATGAGCTGTTGATTCTTAGCTGTCCATTCTCAACCAGTGCAGTTACACCTGGAATATTACGAGACACGATGTCGTTTGCTACCGCTTGTGTTGTGGTCCCTGAAAACTCTACTTCAATTCCGTTAACAAACATGCTATTACCAACAGATACTACATTGCGTAATCTTTCGCTAACAATAGAAATAGATCCACTGGAAGTCACTGGAGATTCAACAAGATAGGTAAAGGAATTGCTTATACTGACCGCATTTAATGTTCCTGATGTTGATACGGAAGTTCCTGCTGTATAAGTGAACTGTGTTGCATTTGTGCCAGTAACCACGTAAGTACCCGAAATTGCAGAACCGCCAGTGATCGCTACAACAATGATATCGCCTGTAGAAATATTATGTCCCGACTGAGTAACCGTAACAGTGGTTCCGGTTTGCGAGTAAGTTCCGCTAACTGTTTTTGTATCTACAGATGCAACTTTATAAGTACCGCTTGTTGCTGTGCCTGAATTAATTGTGGCACTAAACACATCGCCAATGCTAAATCCATGTGCGGCTGCTGATACAGTAACCAAAATACCAGACTGTGTATATGTACCATTTGCTCGTAAATATGGGTTCGCTATTTGCCCTAGTATTGTTCCATAGACACGCCCTTGGTTAACATACCTATACACTCTACCGGCAAAATAGTCCGGACGAGTATACGTGGGAGCCGCAATATAGATCGAACAATTATTAGGACAGAAATCCAAATTCTTACCAAATCTAGCAGACACAGCGGCCACATCGTTTCCTAATCTTGCAATTTGAGAAAACTGATTTGTTTCAATTTGAACAAACTGACCGCCCGGTGGTATTGCTAAGAAATTAATTGTATTGCCAACTTTTGTAAAATCAGTACCAACACGCTTTTCAATACCGTTTACAGTCACTCGATAAACAGTGCCAATGGTGCGTCGTGCAATAAAGGTAGCAGTAACTCCGTCTGTGTAGAATCCTTCTATACTTCTATTGTAAACAAAAGCACTTCCTGCCAGTGTTGAAGATTCAACTGTTGTTTCTGGTGCACCAATAACTATTTGTGCTCCTTCGGTTCCTGTTTTGACTGATGATCCAAATTGACCAGTATATCCTGCTGGTGCTTCAATGTTGGCTGTCAATCTGTAGAAAGATGATTCGGAAATATTGATAGTATCAGAACCAGCAATACTGTTAAAATCAATTTCTCTATCGTTTAAAGTAAAGTCAATATCAGGAATATAAATTCTATTTTGCCCAACTGCTGCTACAGTATTAATACTCTCTGGTTTAAAATCTAGTGTGTATGATGTTACAGTAAATGTACCAGATGTGGTAGTTGAAGTGTTTGAACTTAACGTAAATGTATCAGCATCTACGTTGGCAACAACGTTGGCCCAACCAGTAACACCAGTGCCCGAAGTAACATAGACATTGACCTGCGGATACACAATAGCTGCGCCTGAAGTTGATGCAGAGGCACTAGCGATATACTTATAAGAGTTTGCTGTTGGTACTTCGGTTACATAATAAACACCCGGAGTTGATGCTCCCGATGTAATATTTGCAAAGATTCTTTGTCCTACTTTTAAATTGTGACTGCTTGCTGTTACTGTAACTGTAGTGCCAGATTGACTGTAAGTTGCAGCTGGTACGTTATACCCATGACCGTTTATAGATGCAGTCACTACAGCACCAATTTGATCGTAAGAGCCTGCTTGCTTGAAAATTAAATCTGTTTGAGTAGGTAATGAATCCGAAGCGTATGCATATACTTTATTTTTACCAGGAGCGCCTACATATATCCAGCGATCATCTCTACTGATAGACACGCTGTACCCAAATGCATCACCGGCGGTTGGAGTTTCAGCAGCTGGTAGACGTAATGCCTGAATCAAGGTTGATCCTTCGCCCGGCGAATAGTCATAGATGAACACAACACCTCGATCAGCTAAGGTAGCCGATGCGCCAACAACAACTACATTTAGTCCAATGTCAATGCTTGAACCAAATCCTTCACCGTAGTCAACTGCTGGTTGAATAGCTGTTGCTTGAGAAAATTGATCTCCTGCTGCGCTACGTGAAAACGTTCTAACAATACCGGTGCCAATACCAGGTGCACCAACAACTAGAACAGTACTATTTTCGTTTAATCTAACTGCTGCACCGTATTGACTGCCAGTGGCATAATCACCAAAACCCAACGATAGTCGTGAAGTAGATTCCCACACCTCGTTCTTTTCGTATACTGACCACTCACCGGTTCCTCTATCATTATCAATCCATAAACGATCGCCAGATTTCCAATAGTTTGATGGTTCTAAATCAATAATGCCAGTTGCATCACCGGCACGCACACTTGTTAACAAGAACAGTAAACCAGATCCGTAAACTTGTCCAATTTCTTGTATTATATCTGCATTTCTTGCTGCTACAACATAAAATGAGTTTTCGTTGACCAATTCAAAAACTCTATAGAATCCATCAAAGTCTGGGTCAAAATTACGCATAGCAACTATTGACCCAACACTGAATCCGTGAGGATCAAATGTGGTCATCAAAACTAGACCATTTAAATTGTACTCAAATCCGGTAGCAAAATTATTGGTTTCGCAGACACGATAAACATTCCAATCGCTATCAAAGTCTTTTGCCGCCCATATTTTATATCCACTGCCGATGTCGTTTATGATGTTATTTAGACTTGCATAGTCTTGCATGTCATAGATTGTTGCATCTACATCTGACAGATTTACATATCCCGCAGCAATAGGTTTAGCATTATTGTTTGGAATAGTTTCTGATTGCAGGATCAGCGGATTATAATTGTTTGGTCTGCGATATAGATCTTGAGGGCGTACTCCAACAATTTGATCAGGTACCGAATCAGAAATGTTTATTAGTGCAAAAGTAGAAGGATCTTGATTATACAGTTCTTCACTGAGTGTTATCTCAACAAAGTCATTGCTATCAATTGATCCATACTCACCAACACGAATACCCCATTCTTCGTAGGTGTTAATTGTACTACGAAGATTACTTAACTCCACAGTGCTTAGTGCATCAAGAGCATTTTTTGTGCCTTTTTGCTTGATGTATCCGCTGTAAAATTTTGCTTGCGTTTCGACTGAAAGCCCTAAATCAGTTAGATAATTTCTTTCTCTAAAACCTATCAGGCTATTGCTAAATTGATTTATGTCACTGTTTGCTGGTTGATTGTTTAAGTCATAAATGTTCTCTAATAACTGTGCATTATAATTAAAGTTTGGTAACAGTCCAGTTTTAATTTGATCCTTGTTAATTTGTTGCCATTTAGTTGAATCAAAATCTGTATTGGCAATAACATTTTCCAATGCGGTATAATAGTTATTTTTGAATACAACCAAAGTGCCCTTTTGATAATCTCTACCAGACTGCCATTCATCTACCACTTCGTTGTTGTATACAAATCCTGGAATATCCAGTTGGCCGTTCCACCCGGCTGTTTTGTTACCAATAATTTTTAAACGATACTGTCTATTACCCAACTCTGGTTTGTAGATAATATCATTAAACAATGTGGTATTATCAAAGATAAGTGCATGTTCGTACTGCACAACATTTAACTGTGCTAACGCAATAGTCTGACCGTAATTTGCAGTCAGTTTAAATTCTTCGCCAACACGTAATACGGTGAATTGTGTGTTTTTAATTACGTTAAAATTCTGATCAAGAATTTTGGAACCTGATATACTATTTTCAATATAATCAATAGTGCCAACCGGTATGTTTATAACAATTTGTCCAATCACTGGACTCAGAATCAACAGGCTACCTGCTCGCCATCCTTGCTGTTCCCATGTTAAGAATTCTTTTGCACTAAGTACCCAGTCCTGTTGAGCTTGCAAATCTTGATTGAATTGATCAAAACGCATGCCTTGTCCTACCAAGTACCTACCATAACTGATTAAAAAGTCTACAACCTGTTGTCGAGAGTTAAATTCAAACCCGTACGGAATCTTGACTTTATAATTTTGATAGTCTTGGTAGATAATTCCTACACTCTTGTTTACTTGAATTCTAGATAGATTATTGTTTGCTAAACTAGGTATAATCATGAAATACGGATTTTCTAGATCGTACCCGCTTACTGTCCATCCGGCTGCTGATTTCTCCACAATAACTGCACTATAGTTTATTTTCTTAACCGGTGTTGACTTATTCAAGAAAATTTTATAATTATCGTCAGGAATAATAACACTTTCGTTGGTGCTAGTTGGACTGCTTTGTTCTGCTAGAACTTTAATATAATTTTTATCTACGAAGCCTGCGGCCTTATAACTTAGACGTACATCAAGACCTGTTAGATAATCGTTAATTTTTACTCCAGGATTGGCCAATCCCAAGTTGGTTAAATAATCACCAATCCAGTTAATATACCCAGCGGTTCGTTGGATAGTGCCATTTACCAACAAACCATTGATATGAATTTGTGTTGGAGTAATTCTTTGTAAATTATTATCTAGTGCATGTTGTCCTAGATTTGTGTTAATATTATATCTATCAACATTCATTAAGCTACCAAAATAGAATCCTGGTTTTGTTAATGCAATCATTAATTGCACAACAAAAGGAAACTCGCTGCTACGACGCCATGCATTTTCTGTTGGGCTTATGTCACCCACTGCATAGCTGGCATTGGCTTTCACGCTGTTATAGTTTGCTACCAAGAAAGCTTCTGGACTACGTAAATTGCCAGCATCGTCGACTGGAATAATGTTTACTAATCCAGGTCTTGCAAATCTAGCATCATGGCGATCTTCGCCATAAATGTAACCTGCTTCTAGTTCTTCCCACATAACCAAGTTGCCGCTGGTGTACGGAGCAATACCATAACGGTCATCCCACCATGCTGGTTTTTCACTAAACCCTAACATTTCCCAAGGATTTGTGTGTGGGCGATCGGTGTCGTAGAAATACTTGTAAACGGCACGCCACGTGCCTGGCAAGTTCTCTCCGTCAATGGTGTCTCTAAAGTTCTTATAGTTCCAGGTAAATGGGTTATTTGCATTAAACACTGAATTAGTGGTGTAGTCAACTCTGTTAGTGCCGACCCATTTCAAGAAACTTTGTGTTAAGATAGTATTAAATTCATCTAATGTATAGTTGGTGTCCCTGAATTTTCCCGGGATATGATCATAGATGTCCACTAGAGAATTCGCATAACTTACTTTTATATTGTTGTAAATTCTACATTCTAGTTCTAATAATAAATCATCACGATAGTCACCAAAACTTGGCGTCAGGCTACCATCGTGACCTTGAATAACAGTTACTGGTTCGATGTAGGTATTATCAACAAAAATTTCTGGTATAAATTTTGGATACAATCCCAGTTTTGAAGGAGTCTCTGGTATATAACTACCTTCTGTGTTACTGTAATCTTCGATTACTATAAAGTCATTGTAAATTTGTGCTGTTGTGTCTAGTAAACGAATAGCAGGACGATCCTGTTCAAACACAAAGTCTTGATCTTTGATCAATTGGCGACGCTCAACTATGATATGATTGTCGTTTTCATCCAGTATTGTTGCACCATACTGATCTTTTTGAGTCACGTGATAGTATACCAGTACCGCTCTATTTCCTAAAACAGTATCATTAAAAATTGTTTCAATTTCATAACGACGTAGCTGTGGATTTAAGATTTGATATTCTAATGTTTGTTTTAAACTTCCATACGGCACCATGTCACTATAGTACCACGGAAACTTGGAATTTTTAACTCTGTTAATTTGATTCAACAAGGCATCAACAGTGGCCGGAATATCTGTTGTATCAATCAAATCAGTTGTGATTGATAATTCTAAGAATTTATTTTTAAACTTGGTATATTCTTTTTGTGCTAGATCTAAACTTTTTACAAAATTTAAATTTTTATCTAATAAGAATAAGTTACTATAAATTGCAGGAGCAGCATGTTGTAGTATACTTCCACCTTGTTGTTTAATATCTATGTCTCTAAGATTACTAATACCCGGGACTGGGCCAACAACAAAGTTACTGTTATGACTCATAGTAATCAAGTGATTACGCATCTGTCCTAGTGTCAATGTATCAAATCCACTATTGATACTGTTTAGGTCAAGATTTAAAGGCACTTCGTAAAATCCAATTTCACTAACTGATTTACTGTAAATTTTAATAGTAACTAAATCATTAACGGTCAATTGGCCAACACTGATTCTTACTAGCGTTCTTGCTCCAATTTCTACTATAGCATAAGTTGTTGGGTCTAGTGTTTCGTTGTTTATGTAAACAATAATCGTAGGAACACCAACAGATATTTCTGGTAATATGTCTATTTCAAAATAATTGGTTTCGCCAGTAAAAGTATAGCTAAACAATTGGTACTGTTTAGTTTGTTCAGTGTTCTTTTGCCAGACGTTTCTTAACTCAAAACTTTCTATTCCGGTAATTTGCTTCAAATAATAGCTGTTGATTTTTTCTGTTATTGTGACACCTGCATCATCATAGGTAAAAGTGTCGTTATCAAAACTGTTATTAAATTCAATGTCGCCCACATTATTAAAATTTCTATAGGATAGTGGAAATCCTAACACTGTGTCGTTAGTGCCTGTCCCGGTTTTGTAAGCAAAAATATTAGTACCTGTAAAGCTACTGTTTAAAAATGTATCAGAATCTAGACTAACATCATTATTAGTTACTACATCAAAAAATGGTGCTTGATTATAGTCTGATTTTTGCTGTGCATACACCCAGTTAGATCCATCAAAATAATATTGTGAAGCCTGTATCACACCTGATTTTGATACCACTCTATCAACCAGTGCAGTATGGCCAGTCAAAACATCACTGTCTTGTGCTAGTTCTAAATGTATGCGCCAGTCTCTGTTTAACGGATCTGAATTCAAATCTACGATGTTGGCCACATAAATTTTGTTACGGGTAGTGATATCTGTGTCCGCAGCAAAAATAACTCTGTCGCCGTGGTTGAAAGTTATATCATTACCATTTACAGTAACGACCGCTATAGTTTCACTATCTGCCAGTTGACCTTCAATCTGAACAAACGCATTAGTTATCATATCAAGTTCAATTACGTTGACCCGATCCTTACCAATCGTTCCGTAGTTGAATAATTTTATATCGGCTTCAAATTCAATGATTGGACGCAATGCCCGTTGAGATTGATTAACTGTTGCAATATTGTTTAGATACTCTGCAGTTGCATTAATAACATCAATGTGGAACCAACGATTATGTCTGCTCCATGCGTTACGATCTAAACTTGCCTTGTTAATGCTAATATACTCTGGAAGATTTCCCGCAGTATCCTCAGAATTGATCATTTGATCAACAGGTATTAATCTAATTGCTTCACCAACACCCTCAACATAATATTCTGTGTCTGCATAAGTGGCAGGTATAACATTGGTGTCAAAAACAACTTTTAATCCATTGGTGAATGTAACGTCGTTGGGACTCTTGTAGTATAATTTTCCAAGTATTTCTGTTTCTATGTCAATTATGCTTGATACAGGATCTACCATTTTAAAACGACCAGCATAACTATTGCTGATGCCGTCTTGATAGTACAGATACAGATTAGATGCTGTTACTGCTGGTACAGTATCCCAATATCCGTCTCTATTAACATAATATTCATTGTTGGCATTGTTTTCGCCATTTTTAATAAAGACTTTTTCTGTTTGTTCAGCAACAGTAACAGGGTTAACTAATCTAACAATTTGATTTCCGCTATCGTCTGTTAATAACTGTATAGTCCAGATTGCACTTCTAAGATTAACTGGAACTAGTGAACTGTTTTCAAAATCTACAGTATCCAATGGTTCGTAATCAAAAATACCAGTGCTGGTCCAGAATTCCTCGTCGTTGGTTCTATCTAGGAAAATTACTTTCTTGCCTTGCAGGTTAGTTTGAATCCCATCAAATCCACTGTATGTATCAATGATATAACTAACCATTTTGTTAGCTATTTCGCTGTAAGGAACATCTAGTGCAAAGTCGACTTGATCCACTGAGATCATTTGACTGTAATTGTTCTGTGCTGTAGGAGATGGCACTCTAAAAGTAACAGTGCCTACATCGGTTCCGTTGTTGGTAACCCCTAATATATCTCTACTGGTAGTGTTGGGTTGATTGCGTCTCGTGCCGCTGATCCCAGGATCACTCTGAATCCAAAACGGATATCCAGGTTGATTTACTACAAATTGGTACACGCCGCCATGTGCTAGTAGCACCTGCGGGTTAACAGCAGACCCGTAGGTTGTAAACTTGTATGCACCTGATGCTGAATCTCTAGTTACCGTAAATGTTTGTGTAATAGGTACGCCACTAGATAAAACATTTACAGGATCCGGGCCATCAGGCAACCAGTAATACTGATTAAAATTAACAAACTTGTCTAAGTCAATAAGACCATCAAAACTATAGCTATCGTTAGTAAACAGTCTGTCGTGATCAGAGATGTTACCCCCCAGGTATTGAATCTGTTGTAATAGGTCAATATAGTTTCCAAAGAAATCAATATTATTGGATTTGTTGGTTACTACCACACTTGGTTCTAGCTGATAATTCTGTCTAATTAAAGAATCTTCTTGTAGATACGTGTCTGCAGTTTTAGTGGTAGGAGCAAAAATTCTACCAATGTAGCCGTTGATCTTTTTTAATTCTGGACGCGATACCAGTTGATCTAGTGTTGCGTTTAGAAATTTTTTATTAGTATCTGTGCGAAATACTTGTGGTAATAAATTACTAGTTTTTATATTAGGCATTAAGATATCCCTGGTGCAGATAAGGTTTGATTGAGCTGTGCTACAGTAATTGCGCTGATAATTTCTACATCGTCAACAGTGGCCGAACTGATTAAAATTTCATTGGCTTCTGCATTAATTTGATATAGCGTACCAAACTGAGTTGCAGAATTACTTGGTACAATAATGATACTAGCGATGTTTGGAGTTAATTGTGCATGTAGATAGGCACTTAATTCGCTGAAATAAAATGTTTCGCCAAAGTCCCAGTTGTTAATATTAAAGTAATTGTTAATGGCTGTAATAACACTGGCTTTGATATCGTTGTCACTAACAACCACATTAGAATTTTTAACTACTTTAAATGTGGCCTGCAATGCAGGGTTAGCACGATTTCCAAACAAAGGTTTAAATACCGCACTATTGTAAATTAATGTATCGCTAACTGCTTTATAGTTTTCCAACAATCCGTAATCTGTTTTAAGTTCTTCTGTGGTTGGTTCTATTGGTTCAGACAATGTTCCGCTAGAATCAACTATCCATGCAGCATAATCTGAAGCATATTGTTTAGTTAAAATATACAAGTCCATTATGTTGTTAGGACTTGGATCTATACGACGGTAGTTGGGACTGTTATGTTTGTATTGGAAATATAAATTCTGACGTCCAATATAAGCAATTAGGTCTGTTCTAGTGGCCAACGTTCTAACATTATCCACAACACTTAAATCATAAAATGCACGTTCTGTTGTTGCATAGAATATCTGTCCATTTTCGTATATGCTGACGTTTCTGTTGATTTCTGCCTTGGTTGTATAAGAACTTACTACCAACGCATTGTCAAGTGGTTGCGTGAAAATAAATCTATTAGGGTCACTTAGTTGTTGTAGGTACACATACTTGTATGTGGTATTTGTACTTGGGCTGACAATATTTTCAAATAAGTCAGGGTTATCTGGAACACCATCGCTGTTGGAGTCTGGGAAAGTGACTAAAATTCTACGATTACTCTGATAGCCATCGCTTTCAACAATATTTTTGTACACGTACCAGAGCTGATCTTGCCCTAAAGGGTTGGTAGAGTCTGGCTGTGTATTAACTTTTAAAATTTTAATTTGATCAGTTAATGTAGTTCCTGTACGAGTGTCGTAGACCTTTACACGCTCGTCAAAATAGAAACGTGTTTCTAATTCGCTTTCAAATGTGTAGTTGATTCCACGATAGTTTACTTTGTAATCTAAACCATTGAACGAAATTTTGACCAACCAACTAGTATCTAATCCCAATCCATTGGTGTCACCAGCGTAGGTAAGGCTGAAGTTGTTGGGATCGTTAACCAAACTTAAATCTGCTTGTTCAATAATTTGCCATGTCTGTGTGGCAGCATCATAACGCAATCCAAAGCTCTTATATGTTCTAATATAATCAGCAATGGTATTAACAATAGAATCTGTTAAGTTATTTTTAAATTGCGGAATAATCTGATCTAAGATTGCGCCATCTGGTAAAAATTGACTTAATGTGACTACTGTTGTGTCAACATTCATTACACCAGCATAGATATAAGTACGATCGCCTTCTAGTGCTGGAGTGCCTGTTTTAATTTGACCTTGTGCATCAAAATAGTTACCAGTGCCTGCATTGAATCTTGCAATGGCACCTAAAGTAATATACCTTAAATTGTTAGTAGTATCACTACCAACAAACAAAGGAGTCACACCCGAAGTTGAAAAATAACCAACACTACCGGTACTGGCTGCATCTGAGCTGGTCCATTGTATCCCGCTAATGGTGTATCTTGAATACTTGCTGTAGTATAAATGCTGTAATTCTTTTGCACTCAATAAAGGAATAATCTGATCATAGATAACTCCTTGAATTTCTGAAGTACTGGTCCATTGGAATGGAAAGCTGCCAACAAATTCTTGTTTATATAACCAGCCATCTTCTGCAAAAATGTTTGTGCTGGAATATTTGCCTGTTACGTCAAGCACATCAAGATAACGGCTAACACCTGAACTTGTGCGGTTAACAGATTTAATTTTTAAGATGTT